AGAGACATTCTATACTGCAACATATCCCGTGGTCACGTCAGGTAAAGACTCGAAGGTAATCATTACCTCAACTGCAAACGGTGTAGGTAATATGTTTCACAAGATATACGAATCTGCAATACATGAACAATCTGAGTATAAATCATTCACAATCAACTGGTATGATGTGCCAGGCAGAGACGAAGAATGGAAGAAAGAGACCATTGCAAATACCTCAGAAGCACAATTTGAACAAGAGTATGGAAACTCTTTCTTAGGAACGGGTTCTACACTTATTAATAGTAATACACTATTAGGTATGAGAGCAATAGAATCCGATTGGGTCAAAGACGGTATTAGTCTATATAAGAGACCAGTAGATAATCATATTTACATATGTACTGTTGACGTATCACAAGGTAAAGGACTAGACTATTCTACGTTTACAGTTTTTGATGTCACAAATCAACCTTTTGAACAAGTGTTGGTGTATAGAGATAACACTACTTCACCTATGTTGTTGGCAGACATAATTAATAAATATGTAAGACCATATAATGAAGCACTTGTAATAATAGAGAATAATGCAGAAGGTGCTATGGTCGCACAACAGTTGCACTATGATATAGAGTACCCTAATGTCTTTACACAAGGACAAACAAAGGCAGAAGATATTGGTGTGACTATGAACAAACGAATTAAAAGAGTAGGTTGTTCAACATTAAAAGAAATTACGGAAGAAAATAGACTAACGATTGTAGACCGTGCAACCATTACTGAAATGATGACCTTTGTGATAAAAGGGAACTCATATGAAGCAGATAGGGGTTATAATGATGATTTGGTTATGAATTGTGTATTATTTTCATGGTTTATCACTACTGATTATTTTGTCCATCTAACTGATAAGAAAGTAAAAGACTTATTATACTCAGAACAACAGAAGTTGATTGAGGATGATATTCTTCCTGCAGGGGTTTTTGGGTCTCAACAACAAGAAGAACAAGAAACTTTTGTAGATTCTACAGGGGATAGGTGGTTTACAGTTGTTTAAAATATATTCGTTAGAGTTATTAAAGTTATAAATATATCAAGTAAAACTAACTTTTTACATTAACAGGAGTAAAAGTATGGCATTTCAAGTATCACCAGGCGTACAGGTCAAAGAGGTTGACCTTACAAATGTTGTTCCAGCCGTTTCATCGACAACAGGTGCATTCGCTGGTTCATTTCAATGGGGCCCTGTTGATGAAGTAATAACAGTTTCAGATTCAAAAGGATTGAATAGTGTATTCGGTAATCCTGCAAATACAGATGCAGGTTCAGAAGATTATTATACTGCAGAATCTTTCTTAAAATATGGTTCTTCATTGAGAGTGGTCAGATTAAATTCAACAGGATTGTATTCCGCTAATGCACTTGGTTCATCTACAACATTATTAAAAAATAATGAACAGTATATAGAGGACTATAGAGATGGTTCACAAGCTGCAACAGTAGGTGTATGGGTATCAAAATATGGTGGTGAATTAGGTAATTCACTAAGAGTGGAACTTTGTGGTTCTTCAAACGCATATTTCAATGACGTTGTCACTGCAACTAATAGTGTTGACGGTGATTCAAACCCAGTAGACCTTGCAGTAGGAACATCTACAATTCCAGTTGACGATTCTTCAGTATTCCAAGTTGGAGATATCATTAAATTCGCAGGACATAGTCAGGAGTATAAAGTTTTAACTTTACCTGATGGTGCGAACATTACTATAGAAACTATAGGAACACCTACAAAAACAGGTTTAGTACAAGTAGTTGGTGACGGTGTAAATATCGATAGATATTGGAAACACTACGCTTTATTCGATAAAGCGCCAGGGTCATCTGCAAACGCAGTCAAAGTTAATGCATCAAATGACGAAGCACACATAGTCGTTGTTGACGAAGATGGTGCAATCTCAGGTGTGCCAGGTGAAGTGTTAGAAACATATGGTTTCGTTTCACTTGCATCAGACGCTAAAGATGAACAAGGACGTTCAAACTACTACAGAGACGTAATTCAAAGAAGTTCAAACTATGTGTATTGGAGTGGACACTCAACATCTACTCACGCATCTGCAACAGAATCAAGAACACTTGCAACAGTAGCAGGTGGAACTGCATTCGGTTTACCTAACTTACCTTTAGCAACATCATTAACTGGTGGTGCAAACGGAAGAATAGGAACTGCAGGTCAAATTACAGATGCATATAACACACACTTCGGAGATGCAGAAACAATAGACGTTTCATTAATCATCATGGGTTCTGCAAGAACTGATAATGGTAGTGGAACAGAACAAGATATAGTCGCAGACCACAACACAATATTAAACGAGTTAATATTACTTTGTGAAAACAGAAAAGACTGTATGGTTGTTGCATCACCTAGAAAATCATCAATAGTAAACGTTTCATTAGAATCTACTCAAGTTTCTAACATTTTAACAGATTACACATCAGTATCATCATCATCATACGCAGTATTAGACAGTGGTTGGGTATATCAATACGATAGATTTAACGATAAGTATTGTTGGGTGCCAGGAAATGGACACACTGCAGGTATAATGGCGAGGTCAGACTTATTGAGTGATGCATGGTTCTCACCTGCTGGTTTCACAAGAGGTCAGTATTTAGGAATCACTAAACTTGCATTTAACCCTAAGAAGTCTTCAAGAGACGACTTATACCGTGCAAGAATCAACCCAATAGTGACGTTTGCAGGTCAAGGAACAGTATTGTTCGGAGATAAAACTGCATTAACAAGTCCTTCTGCATTCGATAGAGTGAATGTAAGAAGATTATTCATCGTATTAGAGAAAGCAATCGCAACTGCAGCTAAGTCTCAATTATTTGAGTTCAATGATGCATTTACACGTGCTCAATTTAGAAGTGCAGTAGAACCTTTCCTAAGAGATGTGAAGAACAGAAGAGGTTTAGTAGACTTCTCAGTAGTTTGTGACGAAACAAACAACACTGATTCAGTCATAGACAGAAACGAGTTTGTATGTTCAATCTTTGTGAAACCTGCTAAATCAATTAACTTTATCACTCTTAACTTCGTTGCCGCAAGGTCAGGAGTTGAGTTTGAAGAAATTTATAGTGCAGTATAACAGGAGTATATAAATGGCAACAATAGACCAATTTAAAGCACAATTAATCGGTGGTGGCCCACGTGCAAACAGATACAGAGTCTTTATACCTAGAAGTGGTGAAAAGATAGAGTTTCTATGTACTGCTGCTCAGATTCCTGCTGCTAATGTCAACGTTATCTCTGTACCTTTCAGAGGTCAAAATTTAAAACTCGCAGGAGATAGAACTTTTGATGACTGGACTATTACAGTGATAAACGACATAGAGTTTTCTTCTAGAACTGCTTTAGAAGCATGGCAGGAAGATATTGCATCATTGACAACAACAGATGCAGCTCTTAACACTGATTATCTACTATCACGTGCATTTGTAGAACAATTGCATAAAGATGATTCTGTTCTTGCGAGATATGAGTTCTTTAATATATTCCCTAATGTAATAGGAAATATCGCATTATCAAGTGACGAAGCTGCTGCTTTAGAAACATTTGATGTGACTTTCTCATACTCTCACTGGGATAGAGTTAAGTAATTAGTTGTGAATACTACCACAAATTGGTGGTATAAATATTAGTATGGAATTATTTGGGTTTGAAATCACTCGTAAAAAAGACGAGTTAAGAAATTTGGAGGCACCGAATGCAAAGTCATTCGTGCCACCAGTTGATGATGACGGTACTCCCGTTATTCAGCAACAGGCTGGATATATCGCAGGAGGTGCCTATGGTGCCTTTGTTGATATGGAAGGTGGTATCAAAAATGAGGCAGAACTCATTCGTAGATACCGTGAAACATCTTTAGTGCCAGAGTGTGACTCTGCAATTGAAGATATTGTTAATGAGTGTATCACATCTGATGTTTCAGATAAGATTGTGACACTCGACCTCAGAGATGTTAAACTCTCTGATAGTATCAAAAACAAGATACAAGACGAGTTTAATCTAATCTTATCAATGATGAAGTTCAATCAGAACTCTCACGAAATATTCAGAAAATGGTACGTAGATGGAAGGATATACTTCCATAAGGTCGTTGACTCAAAAAGACCTAAATTAGGTATTGTTGATTTAAGAAATATCGACCCATTAAAGATTAAAAAAGTTAGAAACGTAGAGAAAGAAAAAGACCCTAAAACAAAGATAGAAAGAATTAAAAAGGTCGAAGAGTTCTACATGTTCAACGACAGAGGATTTGATAAATCTTCTGCATCGGAAGGAACAACAGTTAAAATTGCACCTGAAGCAGTATCATATACAACTTCAGGTTTACTAGATTACACTAAGAATGTTGTAATCGGATATCTGCATAAAGCATTGAAGACTGCAAATCAGTTATCAATGATGGAAGATGCACTTGTAATCTATAGGATTTCACGTGCTCCTGAAAGAAGGATATTCTACATTGACGTAGGAAACCTTCCAAAAGCAAAAGCAGAACAGTATCTTGCAGACGTTATGAACAAGTATAGAAATAAACTTGTTTACAATGCAGATACAGGTGAAATCAAAGATGATAGAAAACATATGAGTATGTTGGAAGATTTTTGGTTGCCTAGAAGAGAAGGTGGTAGAGGAACAGAGATTACTACCCTGCCTGGTGGACAAAACCTTGCAGATATAGATGATATCGAATACTTCAAGAAGAAGTTATATCAATCTCTTAATGTCCCATCTTCTAGAATGGAAGCAGACAATGGTTTTAACATGGGTCGTGCATCCGAAATTAATAGAGATGAACTTAAGTTTAATAAGTTCACAAACAGACTTCAGAAGAAGTTTGCAAGAGTTTTCATAGACATTCTTAGAACTCAATTAGTTCTTAAAGAAATTGTCTCTGTAGAAGAATTTGATAAAATCAAAGAATTCATGCAGTTTAATTATGCAACCGACAACCACTTTACAGAGTTGAAGGATGCAGAGATACTAAGAGAGAGAATAGATACTCTCGGACAAGTATCAGAGTATGTTGGTAGATATTACTCAAAAGACTGGGTTAGAAAATATGTTCTAATGCAATCTGAAGAAGATATCAAAATAATCGACAAACAAATTGAAGATGAAAAGGGTGACGCTGAAGAAAGTGAAGACGATTTTGGGAGATTTTAATAAATGAGTAGTGAAATAGCAAAACAAATAGTAGACCAAATAGAACAAGGTCAATTGAATGATGCAAAAGATAGTATATCTCAAGGTATCAAACAGAAAGCTGCAGAAGTAGTAGACATGAAAAGAGTCGAAATGCAGGTTGATTGGGTCGATAACGAACCAAACGAACCAACAGGTGAGTAATGAAAAGTTTCTCTTCTGTTTTAAATGAACTAAATGAATCAAGGAAAGATATTCCTACAGGTTCATTTGAAGTAAAAAGAAAGTTCATTGAAATAGGAGAACAAAGATTTAACGTAGTATACACCTTAAAAAATGGTGAGTACAACATCAATATTGATGGTAATAAGTTAAACGAATCCTTTAAGAGTTTAAAGGATGCAGAACAAGAGTTTAATAATATCCGTTATGTAATGAAAGATTTGATTGAAAAGGATACAAATATAGAGGAAATTATCAATGAAATTAATATCAGAGTTTAACGATTACGAAGTTCAACCCGTAATAGTTGAAGAAAACGAGAAGGGTGAAAAAGAATACTTCATCGAAGGTATCTTTATGCAATCTGAAATTAAAAACAGAAACGGTAGAGTGTATCCTAAAGAAGTAATGCAGAAAGAAGTCAACAGATATAGAAAAGAATTTGTTGATAAGAAACGTGCATTCGGAGAGTTAGGACACCCTGAAGGGCCAACTATCAATTTAGACAAAGTTTCGCACTTAATCACGACATTAGAAGAAGATGGAAACAATTACGTGGGACGTGCAAAGATTTTAAGTACACCAAATGGTCAAATTGTGAGAAATTTGATTGATGACGGTGCAAAATTAGGAGTATCATCAAGAGGTCTAGGTTCACTAGAAGAAAAAGGTGGTGCTCAATATGTGAAAGGCGATTTTCAACTTGCAACTGCAGGTGATATCGTTGCAGACCCGTCTGCACCTGAGGCCTTCGTAGAAGGAATCATGGAAGGTGTTGAATGGGTTATGGAGAATGGTATATTAAAGGCAATTCAAGTAGAACAAATGCAGAAAGAATTACGTTCTGCAAGGTCTTCACAACTAGAAGAAACCAAATTAAACCTTTGGAAAAAGTTCGTTGAGAACCTATAATATATAAATAAATTAAGTAGTTCAATTAGAAACTAAACAGGAGAAAAAAATGGCAGAGTTAGAAAATAACCTAGAAACTATCGAGGAGAAGGCTGTAAAGCAACCTCACGATGGTGCTGAAAAAGGTGATTCAAAACCAGTCAAACAAGGTTCATCTGATGCTGAGTCAATAGAGTCAGGAAAAGTTGAAGTCGTTAAACCTGAAGAAAATCCTGTTGACAAAGCTGTTGCATCAGTTAAGTCTGCTGAAAATGTAAAACCTGTTTCAGGTGATGCACAACAAAAAAACGCAGATAAAGCAGAAGCACAACCAAAATTGAAAAAAGTTTCAGAGGATGAAGCTGAGTCTAAGAAAGACGAAGTAAAATCTTCAAAAATGGAATCAATCAAAGCTATCGTCAACAACATGAAGGAAATGACTAAGGAAGAAATCTCATCAGTATTGGGAACAATTTCTGAAAAAGAGGTTGACGAGAGTTTGACAAAAGCAGAAATCGCTAGAAAAGTAGTTGAGTCTTTAAAGTCTATGGACGAAGAAGCAGTTGCTGAAGTTTATGGGAAAATGAAGAAAAAAGATGATAAAGTAGAAGAAGAAGTTGCTGAAACAGAAGTTGAAGTAGACGAAGAAACTACTGCTGAATTAGAATCTTCATTAGTTGAAATCGAAATAGATGACGACCTATCTAAAATTTCAGAATCTTTAGAACTTTCAGAAGAAAATGCTGAAAAAGCAAAAACTATATTTAAAGCTGCTGTGACTTCTAAAGTTGCAGAAATCAAAGAACAACTTGAGTCTCAGTACTCAGAAGAATTAAAAACCTCAGTAGAGAAAGTTAAAGGTGACCTATCGGAAGCAGTTGACAAGTATCTATCATATTGTGCAGAAGAGTGGTCGAAAGAAAACGAACTCGCAATCGAAAGAGGTTTAAGGTCGGAAATGACTGAAAACTTTATCGAAGGGTTAAAAACATTATTCGTAGAACACTACGTTGATGTTCCTGAAGACAAGTATAATGTCATAGACGAACTTGCAAATCGTCTCGATGAGATGGAACAAAAACTTGACGGTGAAGTCACTAAGAATATTGACATCACTGAAGAGTTGGAAACTCTCAAAAGAGGCAACATTGTGAGACAAGCAGGTGAAGACCTAACTGAATCACAGAGAGAAAAACTAGTTTCACTTGCAGAAGGTGTGGATTATAAATCAGAAGAAGACTTCGCTGAGAAGATTTCTGAAGTTAAAAATGCATACTTCCCTGTAGAAGGTGAAAAACTAGTGGAAGATACAGTTGTTGAAGAAGGAACAGGAGTTATCTCTGAGGAATCAGACGAACCAATTCTTGCACCTGAAATCGCAACATATGCTAACGCATTATCAAAACTAAAACCATTAGGTTAATTTAAAGGAAATAAAAAATGTTTTTATCAGAAAACTTACAGGAAAAGTGGAGTCCAATTCTAGAACATTCCGATTTACCAAAAATCGAGGATAACTACAAGAAGGCTGTCACAGCAGTAATCCTAGAAAACCAAGAAAGAGCTCTTAAAGAAGATAGAGCAACTCTTGAAGAAGCTGCACCTTTAAATGCTACTGGAAGTGCGATATCTAACTGGGACCCGATTTTAATCAGTCTCGTTAGACGTGCAATGCCAAATCTCGTTGCTTACGACATTTGTGGTGTTCAACCTATGACTGGCCCAACAGGACTTATATTCGCCATGAAATCAAGATATCATGACGATGTAGACGCTGCTAGGACTGCAGAATCAGAAGCTTTATTTAATGAAGCTAGAACTGGTTATTCTGCAAACCCTCAGACAACTTCTACTTCTGTAGGTTCAGACCATTCAGGTGACCCATTTAACGGTTCATATGCATCTCAAACAGAAACAGGTATGACAACAGCTGAAGCAGAAGCTTTAGGTGATGCAGCTGGTAATCATTTCGCAGAAATGAGTTTCACAATTGAGAAAGCTACCGTGACAGCAGTTTCAAGAGCATTAAAAGCAGAATACACATTAGAACTTGCACAAGACCTTAAAGCAATTCACGGTCTTGACGCTGAGTCAGAACTTGCAAACATTCTATCATCAGAAATCCTTGCTGAAATCAACAGGGAAGTAATCAGAGGTGTTAACAACCAAGCTAAAACAGGTGCAGCTGCAACAGCTTCAGCTGGTACATTTAACTTAGACGTTGACGCTAACGGTAGATGGTCTGTTGAAAAGTTCAAAGGATTGTTATTCCAAATCGAAAGAGAATCAAACACAATCGCTAAAGAAACAAGAAGAGGAAAAGGAAACTTTATCCTTTGTTCTTCAGACGTTGCTTCTGCATTGTCAATGGCTGGTGTATTAGATTACACACCTGCTCTTTCAACAAACTTAAACGTTGATGACACTGGTAATACTTTTGCTGGTTTATTAAACGGAAGAGTTAAGGTATACATCGACCCTTATGCATCATCAGACTATATGACTGTTGGTTATAGAGGTTCTAATCCTTATGACGCTGGTTTATTCTATTGCCCATACGTTCCATTACAAATGGTTCGTGCAGTTGGTGAGAACACTTTCCAACCAAAAATCGGTTTCAAAACTAGATATGGTATGGTAAGTAATCCATTTGTTGGTTCAACACCTGCAAACGGTCTTGCTTCTGCAGGTACTAACCAGTACTTCAGAAAAATGGCAGTTTCTAACATTCTATAAGAATTTAGTAGTTCATTTAAAAGGGGTCTTTTTAGACCCCTTTTTTTATCTTGACTTTAATCGTTCAATGTCTAGGGAATACCCTATTCTTTACACCGTGTCCTTTACATGAGGCCTTACCCCAATTTTATTAAGGTCGATAGGTAGCGACCATACGGAAGTTCGTTTACCACACCATCCCAATTCGTCAAAAATTTCAAGTGCTTCTCTGTTCGGTTTCTATCCACAACTCACGATTATATGCCACGTCTTAATTGACTTTAACATTGTGGAACACCTTGTCTATACGGAACAACCTCTCACAACCATCTAATTTCCGTCTCGACTTCCTACTTTACTAGTATACTAAAAAAATATATGCATTGTCAAGTGTTATAAATACTAGTATAACGGAGATATTTATGACTGATTATGAAAAAACATTGAAAGTGATGGAAGGGCCTTGGGAATCAAAAGCATTTCCCAACGGTCAAGAAAAAAGAAGTGGTCTAATCAATAGAAAGATTGTCACACTATATCAAGAAGACGGTTATCTTTGTGAAGAAACAGTCACAAGAGAATATAGAGGTGATGATTACTTTGATACCACATCAACAAAGAGAGTATTAAAACTTGACTGAAATTAACAAATCATTACTTAACAATAATAACTTTAGATTATTAATAGATAAAGTTCCTACTGTTGAGTATTACGTACAATCTGTAAATATACCTTCGATGGTATTCTTAGAATCAATGATGCCCACTAGGGTAGGTATTGATGCATACTTTCCAGGCGATAAAGTCACCTTTAGTAATTTAAGTGTCACGTTCTTAGTTGACGAAGACTTAGAAAACTATAAAGAAATGTATGATTGGATGAACGCAATTGTTCCAATATCTGATTCTACAGATTATAAAGACTACGTAAATACTGATACACTTACAACTGGTGAGTTATCTAATATTAATGACGATTTGATACAATACTCTCAAATCACATTGGTGACAAACACTAATAAAAACTTACCAAATAAATTCTTCAGATTCTATGATTGTTTCCCAGTTGGGTTGGGAGAGATAGAATTGAAATCAGGTTCTGAATCAGAGACTGTGACTTGTACTGCAGAATTTAGATTTACTTATTTTGATATAAATACCACTAGTTAGAACACCCTTTTAGTGGTATAATAGTATATTATGACTTTAGATGAAATCAAAGAACTATGGGAAAAAGATTGTATAATCGATGATATCGAATTAGATAAATCTTCTCTTGAAGTTCCAAAACTACACGCAAAATACCAAGACTTACTTACAAGTAAGATACTTCTATTGAAACAACACGAATTTAAATATAACACTTTACTTAAAGATAAGTGGTTATGGTTTAATGGTAAAATGGATGAGGATAGAATAAGAGAACTTGGATGGAGTGATGACCCCTTTGATGGTCTTAAGATTATGAAAAACGATATGCAATTGTTTTTCAATTCAGATGAAGACCTACAAAAAGCAAAGGCAAAGATTGAGTATCTAAAAGTCACAATAGATTTTCTAAAAGAGTGTATGCAAAATATTACGTGGAGACACCAAACAATCAAAAATACCATTGATTGGAGAAAATTTATGGCAGGTCAATAATGATTCTAAGAAATTACCTTTGTGAAATTCCAAACTTTTTCACTGCAGAAGAAGTGCAAAAAATTCATAAGTATGCAAACACATTACCAGTAGATGAAGGTAGGGTTGGAGATAATAGAAATGATGTTGATGCAGATGATTCTGATTTCAACATAAATGATTCTATCAGACGTTCAACTGTAAAATGGTTTAAAAATGATTCTAGTCTAGAATTTGATATGATGGGTAAAATCCATGAAGGTCTAAGACAAGCGAAAGAAGTGAGTGGTTGGGAACACCAATATGATTATATAGAAAATCTACAATACACTATCTATCGAGAATCAACAGAAACAAAAGGTGACTTTTACACTTGGCACACTGATGCAGGTGATACATTATACGATAATGGAATGCACCGAAAATTAAGTTTTACAATTCAATTAACAGACCCTGATGAATATGAGGGTGGTCATTTCCAGTGGTTAGAACCACAAGGAGAATTTAATAGATTGGATTCTAATTTACAAGTTGATTTACATAATGCAGTGAGAACAGTTCCGTTCTCTTCAAAATCAAAGGGGAGTATGATTATATTCCCATCATTCCTATATCACCAAGTGACCCCAGTGTTAAGAGGAACTCGTATATCTCTAGTAGGTTGGTGTGTAGGAAGACCATATGTCTGATACAGTAAGAGTTTCTAAAATAGACGAAGTCTTTATGAAAGTCCATTGTGATAAGGGACTTGCAAGAGACTTGTTTGATTTCTTTTCTTTTACAGTTCCAGGCGCAAAGTTTATGCCTTCTTATAAAAATAAATTTTGGGATGGAAAGGTAAGACTCTTTTCAATAAAAACAAATAAGATATACATAGGTTTACTTCCATATGTAGATGAGTTTTGTAGAGAAAGAGGATATGACTTTGAGGGTGTAAATGATATCCTTGGAGATAAACAAAGAATAACTGATGAGGATGTTGATTACTTTATCAATGGTGACGACTTAGTTCCAGGCCTAGGACTTCCTTTTCAACCACGTGATTATCAGATAGATGCATTTAAAACTACAGTGCAATATGGAAGACAACTTTTATTGTCCCCTACTGCAAGTGGTAAGTCTTTAATTATCTACATGTTGTGTAGATGGTTTGAAGGTGAAATGTCTCTACCTAATTGTAAAACTATTATTATCGTCCCAACTACTTCACTTGTAGAACAGATGGCGAAGGATTTTAAAGAATATGGATATGATGAAGACATTTGTAAAATTTATAGTGGTCAACCTGTATTTCCTGCTAACATTACGATATCGACATGGCAGAGTTTTAGTAAAGCACCTAAAGAAGTCTTACAAGGATTTGACGTAGTAATAGGAGACGAAGCACACTTATTCAAAGCACAAACACTAAAAGGTATTCTTGAGAAAATGAAGAATACTGCAATACGTATAGGAACCACTGGAACACTAGACGGAACTGAAGTTCATAGACTACAACTCGAAGGATTGTTCGGCCCAGTCAAAAAAGTAATTACTTCAAAGGAACTTATGGATGATGGTACTATTGCAAGTTTGGAAATTGATTGTATCATACTTCGTCATACTAAACAGAAGAAAATGACATACCAAGATGAAATGGATTACTTGGTGTCGAATGATAGTAGAAATGAATTTATATGTAATCTTACATATTCTCTAAAAGGTAATACACTTGTATTGTTTCAGTATGTTGAAAAACATGGAGTTGTATTACATAATAAGATGTTCTCTAGAATACCCAAACAATTACATTATGTTTATGGTGGTACAGACACTGAAGACAGAGAAAAGGTCAGGGAGATTGTTGAGAATGCACAAGACAATGTAATCCTTGCATCATATGGTACATTCTCCACTGGTGTAAATATTAAAAAGATTGATAATGTTATTTTTGCAAGTCCTTCTAAATCAAGAATACGTAATCTACAATCTATAGGTAGAGGTCTACGTAAAACAGAAGGGAAGGATTCTATGAGATTGTTTGATATTGCAGACGACTTACAATGCAATAATTATACGTTGAATCACCTGAAAGAAAGAATAAATACTTATAACGAAGAAGGTTTTTCGTATAACATAAAACAATTTGACCTAAAATAATGGCAACACCAAAAGATTTAGTACCAAACAAATACGAAGTTCTCAAACTTAAAACAGGAACTGAAATTTGTGGTATGACTAGAGATACAGGAAATGGTATCGAAATAGTTTTACCTATGATATGTCAATTGAGTGCAATCACTAAGAAACAAACACTTGCAACTTTCTACCCTTATGCACCATTATCCAAAGACCCCTCTGTTCTAATTTCTATAGAACAAATTTTACACCGTAGTAATATGAACGAACAGTTCATTCCATTTTATGATGAAGCATCTTCTCAATGGCAAACAATGGTTGAAGAAGGTAAGATACCTTTGACTAATAAATCTAATATTAGAGGATTAGTAGAACAAACTATTTCAGATATGATGAGTCAAGTGAGAGAAGAAGATTATTACGAGGAAGAAGAAGACTTCATTATCCCATCCGATAAAACTATTCATTAGAGTTTTTAATTTACTAAATAGATTCCGTAAGATATACAATATTGTTATATTTTGTTATAAATGAGGATTATAATTCGAAATGACTGAATTAGTTAAAAAAATAAAGGAAGAGGTTGCACATTTTAATGAAGAATCATTTATTGATGCTTTAGAATTAGTTGTGTTGATGTTTGTCTTTGTGACAACAACACTTGCAATCGCTCCTATAATGTAAGGAGTAAAATGGAAATAATCGGTTTAACCGTTTTCGGAATATTTGTCAGTTGGTTGTATCTATCGTATGCACCCATGCATGACATTAAATCATATATCTATAGTGTAGAGGATTACAATACTGCAATGCAGATGAGAAAAAAGGAAAAAGATGAGTCTAGAAAAGAAAGCACTACAAGTAGTTAATCTATCTCCATCGGAATCATGGGTTGAAAAATTACATGACGTTCATCCTATGAAACAAATCGCTGTCGCATCAGTTATTCAGGTTTGTGTTTTTGGATTTATGATACTTTCATTCTTCATAATCAATCAATTTGTGGGTCACTAAATGAAGACCTATATAGTATATACAATGATTGCAATTACTTTCTTTTATATCACAATAGGTGAGAAAGATAGAATGGGAACACGTGCATTTTTACGAGACGGTGAAATTGTTTCAGGTGCGTACTTACCTAAGTAATCTCTTTATTATAGTATATCCCCGCTGGGTCATATAAATCATATCACGACTTTTTAAATCCCACAAGGGGTTTTTTGAAAAAACTTTCAAAAATTAACATTTAATAAATACTAAAAAACCCCTTACAATATCAATTTTTTTGTGTATAATGGATACATGACAACGAAAAAAGACCCTAAAACACAGGCGCATTACGTCAACAACAAGGACTTTACCAACGCAGTTGCAGAGTATGTTAGTCAAATAAAAGAAGCAACCGACAAAGGGAAAACTCCTCCAAGAATGTCAGAGTACATAGGTGAGTGTATCTATAAGATTGCAACTCGACTATCTACAAGACCAAATTTCATTAACTACACCTATAGAGACGAAATGATTTGTGATGCAATTGAGAACTGCATACAATACATAGGAAACTTTAATGTAGAAAAATCAAACAATGCATTCGCATATATCACTCAAATATGTTATTATGCATTTCTTAGAAGAATCCAAAAGGAAAAGAAACAAGTTTATATCAAACAACAGGCTATCGATGCAACTAATATTACTATGGATGCATTCGATACTATTGACGGTCAACATGACCCAAGTTTAATCAATACAAATGTTGAATGGATGCAGGAGAATATGACTCGTGTAGAATACGAACCAAGAAAATCAAAAAAGGCAAAACCTAAAAAAACTAACTTAGAAAATTTTACTGAATGAAAATTGCAATATTGAACGACACCCATTGTGGTGTTCGTGGTGACATGGTTGAAATGTCAAAATATCAAGGAAGATTTTACAATGAAATCTTTTTCCCATACTTAGATGAACATAATATTAAAAAAATAATTCATCTAGGAGATTACTTTGATAGAAGAAAGTATATAAACTTTGCATCTATGAAAGCGAATATCAAACATTTTATTGAACCTATGAATGAACGTGGTATCACCATGGATTTAATTCTTGGTAATCATGACACCTATTATAAAAACACAAATGATGTAAATGCACCTGAGTTGTT